CAGGAAGCAAGACCCTCAAGGCTCAGGAGATCAACGCCCTGATGGACCTCCTGGGGCTGTACTCGGAACTCCTGGCGGGGATCACCCACAGCGAACTGTTCGACGCGCAGGAGAAGGTAAGCAGAAGGATCATCCGGGTTCTAGCGCAGGGCCCGAACGGCAAGGATGTTTTGTTAAAGGTAACCGGAGAGAACTATGAGCGAAAAGATCATTGACCCAAACGACGCGATCGACTTCATGATCGCCAACTCGAAGAAGTACGCCCAGGCCAAGGCCAACCGGACTTACCTGGAGGAGTACCGCAAGACCATGAAGGCCGAACTGTGCAAGGAAGCCCTCACGCACGGCTTCGAGGCGGTCAACGCGCAGGAGAGGGAGGCGTACAGCCACCCGGACTACAAGCAGCACCTCCTGGCCATCAAGGCCGCGATTGAGGAGGAGGAGCGGATGCGGTGGCTCATGGTGGCGGCACAGGCAAGGATTGATGTCTGGCGCTCTCTCGAAGCGTCCAACCGCATGATCGAAAAGGCCGCGCTGTGAACATCAAGCAGTGGAAGAACGCCGTGGCTGACCTGGGTTGCGGTATGTGCAGGCGCATGGGCTATCCCGGCACTCCTGCTCAACTGCATCACCCTAGGGCAGGCGTAGGGATGGCGCAGAGGCAGAGCGACTGGCTCGTCATCCCCCTGTGTGAGCCGCACCATACTGGCAGCAAGGGATGGCACGGCACCAGGGACGACTTCAAGCGCCATAGTACAGGCGAACTCGACATCCTGGCTGACACCCTCGAACTTTTAATTCCGAGTAAAAGATAGGGTTTATCGCTAGACACGGACTTTGATTTCAAATTAAAGTTCATCCATCGCAACACGGTGTTGCGGGTAACTGAAAGGTAACTGATCATGGACGCAAACAACATCCCTCTCCTGGCTGCTGACGAACTCGGCCTGATCTTGGCGCAGATCGCCGAACTGACGGCCAAGGCCGAGGAGATCAAGGGCGCGATGAAGGATGTCGCCACCAACGGCGGCGGCTCGGTGTTCGAGGGCAACTACTTCAAGGCTTCGGTGATTGAGGCCAACCGCAAGGTCACGGACTGGAAGGCTATCGCCAAGGTCTGCAACATCCCTGAGGATGTCATCGTCGCCAACACGAGCATCACCGCCGTGTTCTCTGTCAAGACCAACCCCCGTTAATCAATCTGGGGCTTCGGCCCCTTTCACAGGAGAGAACATGAAGATTGAAACTGGAAACATTCCCGAGTGCCTCGACGGAGCCATCAAGGTCGGAAACGTGTACCGAGCACGAGGAGGTTCACCGACCAAGTTCTGGGTGGTCTTCGCCGTTCGAGGCAGCCAGATTTCCGTCCTTGGCTTGGACGGCTCTGGCGAGATCGTCACGGGGCAGACCTACGGTAAGGACGCATTCGAGTCATCGGGCAGTTGCCAAAGAACGCCGGTGGGCTTCATCCCTGGCCTTGCAGATGTGCAACTCAAGGTCACTTGGTACGACAGGTGCTGCTAAATGAAGATCGATCTTGATCTTGGTTGCAGGGTCGACAAAATTTGGTCGGCCCCCTCGTGGCATCACGTCACAGTTAGGCGCTCTGGCGCCCGTTACGTCACGACAGAAGACCCTCGGCTGTGTCTCGACGAAACCGGGATGGAGAACTTATTCAATGGGGCGACGCTTGTCTTCATCGGCGAGCCGTTGACTGATGAGGAGATCTTTGCCTTTCAGAAGAAAAGGCACTCGTGGGCTCCTGGTAGGCCAATCCCGGTTTCGGTTTGGAGCAAGGCCGAACTTGAGGCCGAAGTTCAGCGTCTTAGGAAGCAAGTCAAGTTGTTGAGAGACATCTGCCATCACAACAGCATCAATGTCAAGCAATGGATGAATTGGTTGGGGTATGTGCAATGAAAGAAGAAAACGCTCCGGAGGGCAACTCAGTCTTCTTCAACGAAGACACGAAGCCCGTGTACAGCGCGGTTTCGGAGATCTCTAGCGTCCTGTCAGACGGCAGGATTCCACAGGACGAGGCCCTGCGCCTGCTAGACGCCATGGATCAACTCGTGCGCCTCCTGGCGCGATGGAACTACATAAGGTGAAGCATGAAGACAGAAGAACGCATCGCCGCGGGCGTGTATCTGTTGGGTTGGATACTCGTCTATCTGTTCGCCATCTCAGTGCTGCTGATGGACCTCCTGGTCTGGCGGCCGGGCTAGTCCAAGCACCGAACTGGTGGCCCTTCGCCTACACAACGCCTGACAACCTCAAGCGCCTGAAGCGGCAGAGGGCCATCATCAAGGTCAAGCAGTGGGTCAGATGGCCAGAGGCTCCGTTCTAGGGAAACCACCTAGTTGACCATAGACTCTAACTTCGTGTTAAACTTGCATCACTGCAACAGAGCAGGTAACTAAGAAAGGTAACTGACCATGAACATCGACCAACAACTGAATGCCCGCCAGTCCCGCCGCATGGCTTCTAACGACCGCTACCTTGCCCGCCTGGAGCGCCGCGAGGAAGCAGCCGAGCAGATGATTGGCGAACTGTCTAGCGGCAAGTGCTATGTGTGGCCCCAGGGCGGCAAGTACCGCGAAGGCACCCGCGCCGAACTGGTGCAGTTCCTGATCCGCAACAACTACGCCTGAGGAGAGCGACATGGCCGGCCCTTGGATGCGCGTTGTCCCGCCCGGTTACGGGCTGTGCAACCTCTCGGAAGATCAACTGGTCAATAGGCTTGGCCGCATGGGTGAGGCGCCCCGTATTCATGCGCCATCCGTAATTCGCGCCACCTACGCAGAGGCGGAGCGGCGCGGTCTAGTGACGCGCAGCGAGGCCGAAGCCGGAGTTGCGATCTGCGTGAAGATCAGGCCACTGAAGACTTCCGATAACGGTGCTCCCTACTGATGAACACAAGGGGCTTGCGCCCCTTTCCAACTTCGTATTAAAATGCAAGCACTGCACAACGCAGGGTAACTGGAGCAAGATGATGAAAAAGAACCGTGAATACATCTATGTGGGCGAAGAGTTGTTCGAGGTGGTGATCCACGGGGTCACGCGCCATCCGCGCTGCCACCTCATGGAGTCCATCTATGACTTGGGTTGGCTTGAGATCGACTACACAGTCCTCGACATGGACGGCAAGCGGGTGGATAGCGACACCTGCGACATGGAGTGCATCGAGCGCGAACTGCAGGAGATCTACGCATGAGCCTGCAAGACCTGATCAACCTGGACGAGGCCATCGCAGAGGCGGAGGGCCTTGTCTCTGCAGCACAGTGGTACTGGATGTGCGAGAGCGAGTCAGCATACTGGTCTTATCACTTCCCGTGGCTGTAAAACACTTGTGAAATCAATCACTTAACAGTAAAATCAGGGCTCTTCGTGGCCCTTCTCAAGGAGAAAACCATGTTCAAGAAGATCGCCGCCATCCTGGCCATCACCACATTTGCCACTGCGGCCTATGCCTCGTGCCGGTTTTACACGGTTACCGTCAATGGCAAGACCATCAGTTGCACCGAGTGCTGCTACGGAACGGGCGCCGCCCGAACCTGCAACACCACCTGCAACTGAACCCGCGGCCCCAAGAAGGGGCCAACACGCATGGGCATCGGGCAAATTCGGGCGGAGTGCAGACCGCGCCGATGAGCCGCCTGCACACGGTGCCCATCCTTGTTGGCCAAAACCTCAACCGCGAGTTAAACTCCCCGGCAGTCCAATGTCTCTGAAAGTACGAGATGCCACGGAAAGCCACCAAAACCGCCGCAGAGCCTTCAAAAGCCCCTGACCAAGGGGTAGATACCACCCAGGCCGCGGAAACCCCTCAGGAGCCGCCAAAGAAGAAGATCGGCCGCCCTTCCAAGTACAGCCCTGAAATCGCACGAGAAATGTGCGAACTCCTGAGCGAGGGAATCCCATTAAGGGAGATATGCCGTAAGGACGGCTTCCCGGAGTGGAGGACGGTCTACGATTGGATGAACCGCGACGAAGACCTTTCCGCAGCGATCGCACGCGCTCGTGAAGTTGGCCAGGACGCCATTGCAGAGCAGATCTGGCTCGACATGAAGCAGGAGCCTGAGCGCATCCTGTCCGAGGGTGGCGGCCGGGTGGATTCCGGCTACGTCCAGTGGCAGAAGGCCAAGGCTGAGATCGCCCTGAAACTCCTGGCCAAGTGGAACCCCAAGCGTTACGGTGACCGGGTCCAACTGGCCGGAGACGCCGAGAACCCGCTGAAGGTGGAAGCCGACATCTCCATCTTCGATACGGTACTGAAGGGTTTAGAGCAGTCCCGCCGTGGATGAACTTGTCGCCGTCCTGAAGGACGAGGAGGTTCGGGAGAAGTTCAAGCGCCTCCCGGCTGACAGACAAGCCGCCTTCGCCTGGAGGGCGGGATGGCTCACCAAGGCTCACAAGCA